AGTTTAGCTTTAGGAGCTTCAGATGATACTCCAGCATTTGATTTAACTAACGCAACAGATTATCCGACTTCTTCATTAGTTGGTACTATTACAAATGCTCAATTAAATGGTTCGATAGAAAACGCTAAACTTTCTAACTCTACAGTTACAATAAGTGACGATAGTTCAACATCTACTGTTGTTCCTTTAGGTGCTGGTTTTACAATTTTAGGTGGATCAGGAATTAACACATCATTAAACGGAAGTGAAATGACGATTGTAGCTGACAATGTTCCAACTTCTTCACTATCAGGTACAATCTCTAATGACCAATTAACAGGTAGTATTGCTAACACTAAACTTTCAAATTCAAGTGTAAGCTTTGGTGGTGTTAGTTTAGCTTTAGGAGCTTCAGATGATACTCCAGCATTTGATTTAACTAATGCAACATCATATCCTACTTCTTCTTTAGTTGGTACTATTACAAATGCTCAATTAAATGGTTCGATAGAAAACGCTAAACTTTCTAACTCTACAGTTACAATAAGTGACGATAGTTCAACATCTACTGTTGTTCCTTTAGGTGCTGGTTTTACAATTTTAGGTGGATCAGGAATTAACACATCATTAAACGGAAGTGAAATGACGATTGTAGCTGACAATGTTCCAACTTCTTCACTATCAGGTACAATCTCTAACGACCAATTAACAGGTAGTATTGCTAACACTAAACTTTCAAATTCAAGTGTAACGGTAGGATCAACTTCAATAGCTTTAGGTGCCACAGCAACAACACTTGCTGGCATAACTGATATTACTGCTGGTTCAATTAATATTGCTGGTAATGTAATCAAGTCAGTAGATTCTACAGTTGTAGAAATTGGAGATGGTGACGGATTAAGTGTTGCTGGTAATTTAACAGTTGCAGGTAACTTTACAGTTAGTGGTGATACCACAACTTTATCATCTACAAATACAGTAATTACTGATAAACTTTATGAACTAGCTAATGGAACAACAGGATCACCTACAGGTGACGCTGGTATAGTTATTGAAAGAGGAAATGAAAGTAACGCATTTATAGGTTATGATGAAAGTGAAGATAAATTTAAAGTAGGTGTAGGTACATTTACAGGAGCTTCAACTGGTAACTTAACTATAACAACAGGTACATTAATTGCTAACATAGAGGGTAATGTATCAGGCGCTCTTACAGGTAACGCTGATACAGCTACAGCCTTAGCGTCAGCAGTAAATATAGCTGGTCAAAGTTTTGATGGTAGTGGTGCTATCACAATAGCGTCAACAGATTTATCAAACTCATCTGCTATCGCATTATTAACAGCTGCTCAAACTTTCACAAACAAGACACTAACTAGTCCTAAGATTAATGAAGATGTGGTACTAACAGCAACAGCTACCGAGTTAAATTACACAGATGGCGTTACAAGTGCTATTCAATCACAATTAAACGATAAAGCTGCTAAATCATTCGCTATTGCTCAGGCCGTAGCGCTTGGATAATGTTATAAATAGTATTAAATAAGGAAAATTATGGCAACACCATCAAGCAGAGAAGGTTTAAAACAATATGCTTTAAGAGCTCTTGGAAAACCTGTAATAGAAATTAACGTAGATGACGATCAATTAGAAGATAGAATTGACGAAGCGTTACAATATTACGCTCAATATCACTATGACGCTATTCGTAGAACATATTTAAAATATCAATATACTCAAACAGATAAAGATAGAATCACCACTAACACTTCCGAATCAGTAACAAAAAATTCTGTTACCACTTCTTGGAAAGAGGGTAGTGGTTTTATTGTAGTTCCTGAAAGTGTAATTTCTGTAATCAACATTTTTCCATTCTCTAGCAAAGGTAGTTTAAACTTATTTGACGTAAGATATCAATTAAGATTGAATGACCTTTATGATTTTTCTTCTACCTCTATTATTAACTATGATATTGTTATGAGGCATTTAGATTTTTTAGATCACATACTAGTCGGAGAAAAACCATTACGATTTAACCAAAATGACAATCGTTTATACATTGATATGGATTGGGTAAATGATTTACAAATTGGTGAGTATTTGGTTATTGAATGTTACAGAAAATTAGATCCAGATGTTTATACAGATGTGTATAACGATATGATATTAAAAAGATATGTTACAGCTTTAATTAAAAAACAATGGGGGTCAAACCTTTCAAAATTTAATGGTGTCACTATGTTGGGTGGAGTAACATTAAATGGACAACAAATATTTTCAGAAGCATTAACAGACGTAGAAAAAATTGAAGATGAGATTAGAAAATCATTTGAAATGTCACAACCGTTAATGATAGGTTAAATGATATGGCAGTTAATCATTATTTCCAGTCAGGTAACGGCATAGGTGATACTAACGAAAAAAGACTCTATGAGGATTTAATTATAGAAGGCCTAAAGATTTATGGCCAAGATGTTTATTATCTTCCAAGAACATTAGTCAATAGAGATTTAGTTTTAGGTGAAGATTCATTAAGTAGATTTGATGATTCTTATTTGGTGGAAATGTATTTTGAAACCACCGAAGGTTTTTCAGGTTCACAAGAAATAATATCAAAATTTGGTTTAGAAATAAGAGAAGATACTACCTTTGTTATTGCTAAACGAAGATGGCAAAATCAAGTAGATAATGCTGCTACATTAATTGTAGATGGCCGTCCTAACGAAGGCGATATTATCTATATGCCTTTGATGAATAGTTTTTTTGAAATACAGTTCGTAGAAGATCAAGAGCCGTTCTTTCAACTTGGACAATTACCAGTTTATAAATTAAGATGTACTCGTTGGGAATACAGTTCAGAAAAATTGGATACTGGTGTTGACGCTATTGATAGTGCTGAAGCCAAATTTTCATTAGATCAATTAAATTTTCAAGTTTCATTAGAAAATGAATCGGGAGCAATATTGTTAGAAAATACTGTTGTAGGAGCTGATGATAATTACTTATTACTAGAAGAATATCAGATACAAACACAATCACCATATGCTGATAACTTAGATTTAGATTCAGCCGCTGGTTTTGATACGGCCTCAACAGCGGATGATATATTAGATTTTACAGAACGTAACCCATTTGGTGACGTAGATTTTTAGGAGAATAAATGTTCGGATATTTTTACAATGAAAGTATGAGAAGAATGACCATCGCATTTGGTCAACTCTTTAATAACATACAAATTAAAAGAAAAGACTCTACAGGTGCCGTAGTACAATCTATTAGAGTTCCTTTGGCCTATGCTCCTAAAGAAAAGTTTTTAGTAAGATTGGATCAACAACCCGATTTAGATGAAAGAGAGTTTGCTATTACATTACCTCGTATGTCATTTGAAATTTCTACAATCGCTTATGATCCTACTAGAAAATTAAATCGTATTCAAAAGTTTAAACAAGTTAAAGCCGGAGTGGATGGTAAAGTATTAGATTATAATTATATGCCTGTACCTTATAATATTTCTTACAATTTAAATATATTTACAGCAACAGCCGAGAGTGGCCTACAGATAGTTGAACAGATATTACCTTATTTTCAACCTGATTATACTGTTACGGTGAATGCTATACCAGATTTAAATATTAAAAGAGATGTTCCTATTATTTTAAATACGGTTAATTATGAAGATAGTTATTCTGGAGATTTTACTACTCGTAGAGCGGTTGTCTATACATTGACTTTCACTGCTAAAACATATCTATTTGGACCAGCGAATACACAAAAAGTTATTAAAGAAGTTAAATCTGACTTATATACAGATACCGATACGACAACAGCAACGAGAGAAGAACAAATTATTGTTGTACCAGATCCTACCTCAGCTAATGCTGATGATGACTTTGGATTTACTACAACCATTGAGTTTTTTGGTAATGGAAAATAAATAAAAACTAGACCTAATTACAACTAAATGAATAAATAGTATTATGGCAATTAATAAAGTAGGAACAAAAGGAATAAAGGATGGAGCAATATCAGCTATTGATTTTGCTGATAATACAATTACAAGTGGTAAATTAGTAAACTCTGCTATTACTAACGCATTATTAAGCAATAGTTCAATTACTCTTTCAGGTACTTCTATCGCTCTTGGAGCTTCTGCTTCTTTTACAAACAAATTCGTAGATTGGCAATCAGTCATTACAGGTGCTGGCAGTTCTAGCACGGCCGTTGCTGGTAAAGGTTATTTTATCAACACAACTTCGGCAGTTCATACCATTAATTTACCCGCTTCAGCGAGTATAGGAGATTTTGTTGCCATCAAAGATTACGCTGGTACATTTGCTACATACAATTTAACTATTGGTAGAAACGGCCATAATATCCAAGGCGTTGCCAATGACTCTTTAATCACAACTAATAGAGCAAGTTTAGTATTAGTCTATGTTGACGCTACTAAAGGTTGGCTGTATTGGGAAGAACATAATGTGGACTTTTTAGGACCATTATTCATAACTGCCACTGGCGGTACAGTGGCAACATCAGGTGATTATAAAATTCATAGTTTTACAGGTGATGGTTGTTTTGT